GAACAAGATGCCTGGCTCTGCCCAATCCCATGTAGAACGTAAGATGTCATCCCATAAAGCTTTAGCTCGGATAGTACTATATACTCTACCTTCGAATACTAGATCAAAGTCTGTATCATTCTTAACAGCAGTCATAAAGTCATCAGTAACACCGACAGACATATTGAACTGTGTAAAAGCAGATGAATTGTTCTTAGCTTTGATGTACTCTAAGATGTCTGGGTGATCTACCCTTAAGACTGCCATCTGAGCGCCCCTACGATGACCTGCAGAGCTGATAGTCTTACATAATGCATCGAATATACCCATGAAGCTAAGAGGGCCGCTAGAACGGCTGTCTAGGCTCTTGATAAGTGCACCGTGTGGACGTAGTGTAGAGAAGTCGTAACCGATGCCTCCACCTAGTTGCATAGTCTTAGCAGCTTCCGTTGCTGCCTTCATTATGCCTTCCATACTATCTTCTATAGTCATTGATACGAAGCAGTTGTAAGGTGTCACTTTACGAGGTGAACCCATTGCAGATTGTACTCGACCTGCAGGTAAGAAGCGTTGATCTAACAAGATGTCTCTGAACTGATTGTAATGATCTTCACTATCTTTAAGTGAGTCAGCTACTCTTGACATAGCTTCTCTAAAGCTCTCGCCCTTAGAGCGATACTTCATTGCATGTATTTCTTCTGATATACCTAGGCTTGGTCCTTGGTGGTTTTTAATACTCATACGTTAATCCTTTTTAAATTCTTTATCTATTAATAACATTACATGAAAGAGAGATTGAGCTTCACTTATCACCATTAGCTTCGTGACCCTCACCTCTTACTTTAAAGTCTTCTCTCATCCAGACTAAATTGTCAATGTCACCGCGAGTTAACCCAATGTCATTTAGTTCTCTGTTAGACAAACGGTTGAGATGCTTGATTGTATCTCTGTGCATTTGCCATGTTTGTAAGTAGTTATAAAATCTATATAACCAAACAAAAGGTGATCGTATACCATTGCATACAATACGTCTTGCTTTACTATCTAATATTCTTTTAATCATCTATTGTCTCCTGAGCCAGACAGAACACCACGTTCTTGTCTATCATTAAGTTTAATCATGTTAAGTTTTAACACTTCGTCTAAGCTACTGCCAAAGTAATTCGCCAGAGCAGTTAAGTAGAATGCGACATCTCCTAGTTCTTTAATAATGTCTTGGGCTTCTACTTTAGTGTTGTCACGTAAGAGCTTCTTAATCTTCTCAGCTATCTCACCTGACTCTCCGATAAGACCTAAGGTGTTTTCAATTAACCTAGTTTCACCTTCTGTCATTATCTTACCCTCTACCCATTGAGAGTAATTACTTGTTGTTGTTGTCATCCATCTATCTCCGTTACCATCATAAATTCTATTATACCATCTTCTAAATCATACAGTACACCTAGAACTTCATCTTTAACTAAGTCTTCACGATCAGTCTGATCTAACTCTAATACAAACTGATCTGCTTCCATCCTTACTTTAAATGTTACTTCGTATTCCATATTATCCTCCGTAAGTTTGCTTAAGAACGTCCATAGATACCCACTGAGCATCGTACTGACCGTCTACAATGTTGCGCTTTATTAGTACGCCTTTCCACCATTCACCATTAGACTGACCTGCCCATGACTCTGGAGCACCTTTGAAACAGCCTACGACTGCACCGATACCACCATTTTGTCCTACGTCTTCTTTGAAGTACATGTCACGCTTATGGCTGTGTCCTACTGAACAAGACCTGTAACGCTTCTGTAGTAAAGCATATGCGTGATGTGTACCACTGATTGCTCTACCGAAGTTACCTGCACCAATGAAGTGTGCATAGTCTACACCATCGTAGTTACGAATAGCAGGTGCACCATTCTCATACTGGTGATACTCATCAAACCATTTCTTAGTACCTAGGTGAGAGAAAGAGATACCATACTTCTCGCCTTCTAGTCTAGGGTCATAATTAATAGCTGTTGTAATACGTGCTTCGTGATTACCTTCGAAGCCATACCACTTTGGTCGTCTACGTCTTTGTTGTTTGAATCTGTAACGTAGAAGTTCTTGAGACTCGTTGTATGACTCAATGTCACCACCGTAGTTCTGAGCAACCACACTCTTAGGCTTAGCTTTATCGTACATGTTAAGTGACTTCATATCTGCTCCGTCACCTAGGTCTATACAATAATCAGGCTTAACATCGTATATCAATCCACCTAACCAATCAAATCTTTCGTTAGTAGTTTCTGGTGATGCGTGTGCACATGACCAAACGATTGCTGTCTTACCCATTGCTGATTTACTTATAGTCATTTCTTTATCTCCTTAGTCCATTCCTCTGGAATAGTTTTATCTGAATATAGAAAGCCATTACTTTTACACCAATCTCCGTAGGTGCTTTTAGCTCCCTTGTAGAGCTTGGCTCGTGAGTTGTTGAATACAAAGCGTATATCGTGTTCTGGAAACTGCTTTTGTATCTCTTTATGTTTACGTCGATCTGTAGAAACAAACCTACCTTTAGTCTCGATGATGATACCATTCTCAAGAACAAAGTCAGGTGTATAGTTCCTCACCTTTAAGTCTGTCCATTTGATCTTAGTCTCTTCATATGTGAAGCTGACACCGCGTTCCTTTAGATCATTAGCTGTCTGTTCTTCTAGCCCTGATCTGTAACCTGCCGCGATACCATGAAATCTACTTCGCTTAGCCATTAGAAATCCTCCACTTCTGGAACCTTGAGTTCTTTCTTAATCTTAGTCAAGTACTGAGGTCCGTATGAATAGGCAAACTTCTTTAATCCTGGCCAACATGCTTTCTTGAATTCACAGTAAGAACATTCCATACATAGTTTCTTGTTAGGAGAAGTCTTGCTTTGTGGTTCATCTTTATACTCACGAGGTGGTGGTACTTTATTCTTTACCATCTCCTTGATTGCTTTGATCTCTGCTTCTTTAGTTTTAAGCTCATCAGTAAAGTCGTACATGTCTAAACATATATGTCCGTTTACTTTATCTATAACTAAGAATGCACCATGTGTCTTGTTAGTAACCAATGGGTCATCTTTAGCCGCATAGACATATGAAGATAGCTGAGAGATGTAGCCGAATGGGTCTTGATCTCTTAGGTTGCCTTCTTTGAACTTCTTAAAAGAGTAAGGAGAAGCTGACTTAACATCTACTGTCATGCCATCTATAACACAGTCTCTACTTCCTTTGATACCGTGTGCATTCATCTTATCTTGTTGACCAACAACTTCGTGTCCTGCTTGCTGTGCGATACCTAAAGCAAGTTCTTCAATCATGTCTCCATAAAAGAACTTGAGCAGTGCGTTGGCTTGTAAGGCTTCTGCCTTATCTGTTTGATTAATCTTGTACCATAACTTGCGAGAGCAAGGTGTTCCAAGTGACGACATAGATAGATAACCTCTAGGCTCTTGTGGAGCTTTGAATCTATCAGAAGCCATCTGAGCTATGTTAGTTCCAACCAGTTGACCGATTGTATTGTCCCAACCTTTCTGACCGAATATAACACTCTCCATGTCTTGTACTAATGTAGCTATTTGTTTAGCCATTTTGTATCCTTCTGTTAGAGGTGCGAAAGGGCGCATGTGCGCCCCTCCAAGTAATTACCGAGGACCTTGCTCTCAGAAAGGAATATCTCCTGGAGTTGCTTTACTAGGTGCAGGTGCAGCTGTTGGAGCAGCGTTAGAGTAGTTCTTAGGTTGGATGCCCTGAGAGACACCGCCGCCACCTTCTGATTCAAATACTACGTGATCAATTACTTGAACACCGCTTAGTCGAGAACCTACGCCCATCTTAGTATCGTATACGTCTACATATACTACACCTACTGAGCCGTTGCCGATCATACCATCAGCATCTGTCCATGCGTCACCGCTTGGGTTGAATACCTTTGGAGCACCTGCCGCCCACTCACGATCAAACTTGTCTTTCCAAGGACGCTTGAACTTGACACGAGTACCGCGTCCATCTGGGTCTGGTTTACCTTGCTTACGCACACCAGAGTCTTTCATCATCTTGAACGTAGCATCGTCCATAATAATGTCAACAGTTGTAGCACCATCTGTTTCTACATCGTACTCACCGTTGTCTCTGTTACCTTCGAATAGTTTAGCCCACTCTAAGATACCTGTTAGTTCTATTGTTTTAGTAGCCATATATAATCTCCTAATGATTATTTGTTGTTGTCCTGCAATTATAGCAGATGTTTAGTGATATGTCAACAGGTCAATGTGTATCATACCACGATTTTCCTATATCATAAGAACCTGGAGTTGGTATCTTGAAACCTA